TCCAGCAGCAAAGCCTCCTCATCGCGGCTTGAGGGGCGGCGGGCTGGGCAGAGAGGGCGGCGCGGGCGATTTCGATACTTTCCCGTAAGGTAGGCCCAACACCACCCGGTGGAGCGTAGGCGATCTTCTCCAGCGCCTCGATCATCGCGGCTTGAGCGCCCCCAGAATCGATGAGAGCTTGTGCTGCTGATGAGACCCTTGGATCGAGGGCGACCGAAACCTCCCAAGATAGGATCGCGTCCAATTCCTCCAGAGGGTTTCCTGCGGCAACGCCAAGGTGGCGGACGACAAGAGATCGGTCAATCGCATTGAAGTAGTCTTGCCCGGCTTGATCGACAGCGGCTTGAGGGGAGGCGCGAGGTCCGACATGGACAACGCCTTTGCATGGGCTGTTCATGTCGTCTGCGCGGCGCACGATGCCGCAATCTCGGCAACACGTTAAATGGAAGCGCCGAACCCAATGATGGCCGTTCGATTCCGCGATAACATCGCGCGGCACTGACAACTGATATTCCGTTGCCGCCATGCTCAAGGCGTCCAAGACGGTATCGGCGGCAAATCTGCGATCTTCCCAGCCGGTCCAGTCGCCATTGCAGATCACCGCGCAATTTGGCTGACCGTTGAAATCTGGATTGTCACAACAGATCGTAACTTCATCGCCTTCCTGTGAGCGCAAAAAGTCGATAAGCCGCATCATCTCGACTTCACGCCACGCTACCGCCTCCCCCGCTTGCTTGCCATCGGCGGGGGCGGAGAGCTGGGCGCGGAGGCGGTCGGCCCACAGCGAAGGTGGTGTTTCTTCATCAACTAGCATGTCGGTATCGGCGGCCAACATTTGCTCTTCTAGGCGATCCAGATAATCCGCAAGCTGGCTCAACATCTCGCTCATCTCACTTCCCCTCCGGTTGCTTGGCGTCAGCCGATCGTGAAGCCGATGGTTTGCCCGCTCTTGCGGCCGACCGCGCGAGCATGCTTGAGAAGCGTCGCCGCCAGATCGGCGGCTTGCTGCGGATTCATCCCAACCCAATTCACCGGCGTCCCGAAGTCGAGCACGACCTTGCCGTCCTTCTCGCCGATCGAGAACTGAATTGATCCCTCGTCAGTCTTCGTAAGTTGACCTTCTGGGAAGTCTCCGAGCGCACCACGGAAATTTTTTGTGCTCCCCAGCAACTCGTTCATGAGCTTCTGGCGCGCACGGACGCGATCCGGGTCTTCTGGCGTTCCGTCGAATGGTTCTGATCCATGGTGTGACATTGGTTGGCTCCTGCTAGGTAAAACTAATCCGGTTGCTTGGCGTCAGAGAGGGCGCGGGCTTTGATCTGATCTTCGGTCATTGGCTAGTCCTCTTCGCCAGCGCACACGTCGCCATCAGTGTAAATATCAATGCTGTCGTCGTCGTAACCGAGATCGCGCATCTGAGCGCGAAACTGGTGCAAACTGATTTTCTTGTCCTTGAACGCCCAATAAAGATCGTCTTTTTGCTCCTCCCGCGAAGGTCTTTTGCTCATCGCTCATACCTTCCATCGCACCAGCCTTCGACGTATTCGCGAGCGCAAAGCATCTTCGTTCGCCGCTCGGGGTCGTCCTTGTAGCTCCAGCCGCGCAGTTCCTTGCCGTTGAGCCTGACGCTGATTTCGCCATCGTCAAAATCGATTACACGGGGTTGCTCAATCGTCGCCGCCCGCACATCCGCTTGCGCGGAGAGGGCCGCACCTTCTGCCGGGGAGTGCGCGTGGGCTATCGATTGCGCACATGCACACGGCATTGAGGCGCAAACATCGCCTCTAAAACAGGACGAGCATTGAAGCAGATCAAGGACATGCTCCGCACTGAATGATGTTTGCGCAGCCGGAATGGACATAAGGTCTTCGATTACTTCGGCGATAGACTGGCGGATCGTGTTAGCGACGTTAGCCAGACTATGATCAGGTTTGCGCAAGGCGTCGATGGCGCGCTTGGCTCGCTCAAGATTCGGCATCGCGCGCCTCCCGAAATTTACGGCGCAACTCGGCCATCTTGGCGTCTTTCTTCGCCTGGTCTTCAGGATAAAGGCGGTACATGGCGACGCTAGTCGATGTCGGATAAACATCGAGATCGTCCGAAACCATGTAGAGACCATCCGGCCAATTGCCTTGGTAATAGCAATCAAAGAGGCCGGTCGATCCGAGTTCGATCACCTTGAACTTAGTGCCGTCCTTCGGACAATATTGCGGCTCGCTCCAGCCAAGTTCTTTAAGGCGCGTCCATGCTTCGTGCAGAGCATCGATGGCCGCCTTTTCGTCCGGCATGCGCTCCTCGCGCGCCTTGCGGCATTTCTCGACGTCCGCCCAAAGCGCGTCCGCCTCAGCTCGCGTTAGGGGCTCATGGCGCATTTGCGGAAGGCCGGTTTCCGGGCAAAGTTCGCCGGTCGCGAAAGTCTTGTGACCAACGACATCGTCGGGGCTTGGCAGTGTTTCTTGTGCACGAATAGGGTCGTCGCTCATAGTTGCCCTCAATGACATGCGAGAAAGATGAAAACACCGATCAGGATGAAAACGCCAAGTGCAGGATCACCTTCCATATCATCCCCCAAACATATCGACGACAAAGCCAACCGCGATCCCAGCAGCTAAAGCCGCGAATGGACTGAGCACGAATATCCAGATGAGGATGGCTTTGTTGCTCATTGTTTATCCGCACTTGTCTCAAAGTATTTGCAGGCGGATTGGGTCTTGCTGAGATTGGCGCCCCATTCGTGCGTCATCTCTCGAAACTTGGTGCACTTCTTTTCCATCTCCTTCCAACCGTAGAAGGAGCACTTTCCGCATGTTGATCCGGGAGGGCCGCCGCCAGCGAAGTGGGCCATGCCCGACTTGACCTCGCGGCGATCAGGAACTCCGTCAACTTTGGTCATATAGTCGAAAGCCATGCTCATTTCTTCCTCTTGCGAATGGCTAGCGCGTTGTGCTCGTTCCATTCGAGTCAGGTTGGTCACTTCGATCTCAGCGTCATTGCGAGCATGAACGGGTCTTTGCCGTAGCTCGCCCACCAGGCGATTTCGTTTCCGGCGGCGTGCTGTTCTCTGTGGTGCTTTCCGCATAATGGCAAAGTCCATCGATCTGAGGATTTTTCTTGCATGCCCGTAGGACGTTTACCGTGGTTGATCGAACCGGCTCGGATATGCGCAACTTCTGTTGAAGTATTGTCCCCGCAGATGCAGCATGGCAAACTGCGGATGTAATCGAGGTGCTTCTCATCCCGCTCTCTCGGTTCACGCTGGCGCAGGGTCATCGGCCGCCCCACTGCAGATATTGAGCGTCAATATTGTGCCATCGAACGCGAGCTTTATGATTTGCTGAAAGTTCTGATCGAGAGGCGACGCCACAGAGTTGGCGCACAACGATGGCGGCCTCATCGGCATCTTTGGTATTGAACCCATGCTCGACAGCGAGAAAGTCCCTGAAGCGTGCTTCAGCGCAGCGGATACCAGCTTGCGCGGCAGGTTGAAGCTCGCGCCAGTCCATCTTGCCTTTCGGCTGCTCGTCGTCTCCGATCTCAACGAGGGCGGCTTGATAGCGCGTCCCCATTGCTGCATTTGTCAGGCGGGGGTCCATGTCCGCCGCTTGAACGACCAGACGCAATACCCAATCGCCCGATTGACGTTGGGCTAGACCATCCTTCTTGACCTCAAGCGGAATGGCGTTTGTTACAGCTCGTTCAGCGACGGACATGGATTAAGCCTCAGCGAAATTCAGCGGCGAAGGGGATGTCATCGTTGAGCGAACCGCCGCCCTGCACACGATCCATGTTGTCGGAGATACCGCCGATCGCGCGACGGGGAGCGGGTCCACTAGAGATCGAATCGTCCGGTCCATGGCTGCGCGGATCAGATGACGAGTGCTGAACGCGCGGCGGAATATGGACGCGTAATCCCTTCACCGGCTTGCCCTGGTATTCCGTCCAGATCGACAAAAGAACTACTTCCTGCCCGACCCAATTGCGAGAGTCCCGGCCGAACGCGTCGGCGATTGATTGCGCGTTGCCCTTGTTGAGGACAAGGCCCTTCTGCTTGCCTTGGAAGTACAGAACAGGCTTCATGTCGTCGCCAAGCTTTTCGCGCTCGATACGGTCGATGGTGACGTGAACTTCCTTGTCTTTGAGGTCGTCAGCTTTCAGGTGCTTGCTCGGGAAAAATTCTTCGAGAACGTCCATTTCATTTTCCTTTCGTTAAGTGGCTTCAAGTGACCGATGCTTTAGTCCGGGCATCAACCGGCAGTTCCTTCTGACCATCCCTTCGTTTTGTGAAGCACGGGCAATGACCTAAATTGATGTTCACGCACCTGTTGTAGGGTTCATGCCTAATCCACTGTGTCGGCGCGACCGCATCGAGGTTTTCCAGGCGGGGGAAACGAAGGCAGAGCCACTGACGAGGCGAATATTTGCGGGTATGCTCCGCAACAAAGTCACAATCCTCGCAAGCGGTCTGCTGCATTACGCATCCGCCTTCTTGCTCTGGTACATGGCCTGAGCCGTGATGATCTGCTCAAGAGCGTTATGCAGAACCTTGCGAACCTCAGCTAATTCGATTTCGGCCAAGCTCTCAAAGTCGGGGCGTGCTGGTAGAAGTCCGGCGTGACGTGCCGCCATTTCGCAACCGGCCTCAATGAAATGCAGGTGTGGCTTCACATGCTGGTCATATTCAAAGAGGGTCATCGGATCAGCTCCCAAATCAGCAGCGTCCCGAACATGAGGAAGCCGAAGTAACTGCTCCAGATCGCGGCGACGGCCTTTTCCATTGGCTCCGTCTCGGCCATGGCCTTGGAAACCCGACAGAGTTGATCGTTGTAGATGATATCTTTCGCGATCTCGTCGGACTGCTTGAGGCGGAAGCGGCGCATGATCAGGGTCACATGCTCTTCGTGCGACAGGAGGATGGGATCAGGATTAAGCATCAGCCTTCTCCATCTCGGCCATCCGCTTCATATCGGCGAGCGCGTCAGCATTCGTATCGAAGAACTTGACCGGCGAGACTCTGGGCAGCGACGAGCTTGCGTCGTAGATTTTCATCGCGGCGACGGTCGTGTCGAAGAAGGCCTCCAGCTTCTTGCCGGCGTCACCCGCTAGCGTCACCACCCAGCCGGCGCGGCAATGGGTTTCTGCGCATGTGTGCCAATCGCACATTTCGAGCGCGCGCGGCTGAGACGCGGCGGTATAGACCGCCTGATGGATATTTTCGATGACGGGAACCGGCGGCGGCCCAGCTTCGCCTTGCGGCGAGCTCGCGTCGGCTTGAAGACTCTCGCGGTTGTAGAGCCATGCGATGTGCGAGCAGCGCGAGCAGCGCGAGCAGTCCGAGCAGTCCGAGCAGTCCGAGCAGCCCGAGCAGCCCGAGCAGAGCGAGCAGAGCGAGCAGCGCGAGCAGCGCGAGCAGCGCGAGCAGCGCGAGCAGCGCGAGCAGCGCGAGCAGCGCGAGCAGTCCGAGCAGTTGGTGCAATTGTCGCAGTTATCAAGGCTGTCTAGAGCCTTCTGCGCATCTTCTTTCGAGCCGAAATATTCAATTGAACATTTATTTCCGCGATCGTCCTTGAGCCAAATCGTCATGTGATTTTCCTGTGCGATGGATTTTTGCGATTATTCTGCCGCCACTTCGGCGTCTGCAAATTCATCCGCAGAGATTTCCGGCCTGAGCTGTTCAGTGAATTCCCCGTCCAGCCATCGAATGCGGTAGGTGTCGCGCCCGATCCAGCAGATGTAGCCGGCCTGATTTCCGCAGGTGCAGCGGCCGGAAAGAACCAAGCCGTCATCGAGATCGATCATGTCCGTTCCCCGATAGGTGTGAACCATGAGCGACCTTGTACACCCCATGCACAGTGATCGTCAAGCGCAATGTGCGCCCGGCGTACAATTATTTTTCGGGAGGTCTTGCGGAAAGAACAGACCGTGCACAGATAAAAAAATGCCCGACTCGACGCGCAAACGTCAGCCGGGCTGATCTGGGTCAGAATGGTATCGAAGAACCCGGACCGTTGAGTTCCGTATATAGATATTACGTACTGGTTCGCAACTAAATCTTCGAGGCCCGGCTAAAGCCGATCGCGCCTTCTTCTTCCAACGTTTGCCTGGTCCGGCAGTTCCGGAGACAAAGCGCGCGGGTACTTCGCCTCGCAAGAGGACTTCCGCCGGGACAAATGCCGATCAGGGCTATGTCCGCAGCCAAGGCATGTACGGCAGAGTAGTCGGCTTGTTCAGTCGGCCCGGGACGGTTGGCCCACGATAAGGGCTCCTTGGGTATACGCGCTAGGCTGATCTCCCCAACCGCATGGCATATTGGCCGGGACTTGCGGAAGGAGAACTATGCCTTAAGCAGGAAGAGGGTTGCCCTGTCCTAGAGTGAAATCGCGGAATCGGTCGATTTCCTTCCAAACTTCTTCCAGATCGGGATCGCGCTCGATCAGCCAAGTGACTGGCACGCCGTAGACCCCTGAGAGCCGTTCTAAGAGCGTCTGGCTGTATTTTTGCTGGCGCGTCTCTATCCGCTGGAGCTGAGCGTGTGACAGCCCTACGGCCTCCGCAACGGCTTCCAGCGTCATTTCTCTTTTGAGGCGCCATTTACGCAGAAAATGCGGCCCGTACTTGGGCTTTGAACGCTGGCCGGATGGGCGCTTTTTCTTGACCATGTACGTATGATGCACGACGCCGTTTTCCTGTACAGAACACCGGCCGCACAAACCGCTTGACGGCAAATGTGCATCGGGTGTACAAATTGGGGCATGGTGCATCTAGCTGACTACATGGCTGCTAATAACCTCTCCGATGAGGAGGTAGCAAAAGGCATTTCCCGCACACGTCCGACCGTGAGCAGGATTCGTCGGCGGCAGGTTCGCCCCGACTGGGAAACAATCGAGCAGATCAAGAAATTTACGAAAGGGCAGAGCACCGCTGACGACTATGTGTCGAAGACGGTGCCCTAATGAGCCAGGGCGGGGGCCGGCTGATCGCCATTGAAGGCTTCGAGCGCGGCCTCGCCGCAGGCCTTCGAGCACACCAGCAAGCTCTCTGCTGGCATCACCACACTGTAGAGCCAGTGGATGGTTCCGCAGCGCCTCACGCCGCAGATGATGCGGACTTCGTTGCCGATAACCTCGGTTCTTATGTCGGTGATGAAATATTCGATTAACCCGAATGTGTCGGGCATTTCCGGCATTCCCATGACTACCCCATTGGCAAATCAACGTTGCCGGTATTGAAGGCAGGATGGGCATGAGTGCGCAACACATATTTGTTAAGAATACGTTAAATCTGAGGTTGCATTGGGTGGAACCTGCCCTTGTGCACGCAAATCAACATTGCACATCGTACTTCTACTGCGGCGATCTCAGTCCCGGTTCCAAACGCCCCGGTTTATCCACTTCCACACTATCCAAAGGGCTAACGCGCCGAGCGCGAGAGCTGCGATCAAAATTATCAGGAGGGCTGTCATGACTTTGGGCCGGCTCTTGTTCTGGTGGCTGGCATTGCAACTGCCGGTGGGAATGCTTGTAGGACATTACCTGCGGTCGAGGCAACCATGAAGCGAAATCTTGGTCTCTCTCGGGACAACTGCGAAGCGGCGATGGGTGGCTTTCTTGTCGTCTGCGCGTTTCTGATCTTCGCCTTGTTCGGCGTTCTGTTCCTCCTGGCGCTGCTGCTCCTGTAAGCGGGCGCGCGTCTGGAGCTTGTTGAGTATCAAGTCGGTTAGAAAACCGATCGAGTGTGTGGTGTTGCGTACAGGGGAGTTGGTCATGCACGGACTATTCGGCAATCCGAAAGTTACGGCCACTGAATTACAGGGACAGTTTCATCCCGAGAGGGACAAAATTGTTACCCCTTTAAAATGGGTAGGAGTTGCAAGGCACTTATGGCCGAAGAAGACGGCCGCTCACCTCGCCACCATCACGGGCAAGGATGAGAGAACTGGAAAGCGATACTTAGCGGGGGACTATGAACCACCAGGGGCAATCATCGCGGCGATCGTCGCCGAGCTTTTCAAACGAGAAGGGGAGTGAGCTCTCCGCACAACATGAAGCCCATAAGGCACGCCTAGCGCGTTTCGCTGCCCAAGCAGCGCGATTCCAATCATTGAAGGTATCAACGCCCAAGCCGGTCGAGATCATATTCCAGGCTCCCGAACAGATTCTCGATAATAGCCCGCTTAGGAAGAAACTTCCGCCGCGCGAATGGGCACCCCGTCCTCTCGATCAGGTCAATCCTGACTATCCCGAGGTTGTCCGCATTCAACAGATCGTCGCAAAGCATTTTGCGGTCGATATCTATGATCTGCTGAAGCCCGGCAAGGAAGGGCGTGGTTCCAACCGGGTCGCGAGCGCTCGACGTGTTGCGATCTATTTTTGCTGGAAACAGACGGGTCAGTCCTACCCATTTCTGGGCCGCTGCTTTGGCCGGCGCGACCACACAACGATCATGTATTCGGTTAGGCGGTGCGAACAACTGATCGAGACTGATTCCTATGCCGCCGCCGATATCCGAGCATGTGAGGCGCTGCTATGAGGCGTGCCTATCTTCGCAGAGAAGCCCTGGCAAAGCACTGCCAAGCCGTCCTTAAGATGTTCAACAGCGGCATGACGCGGAAGGAAATTGCGCGGCTACTCGATAACTCCGAGAACAACGTGAAGAGCTGGCTCGCTAAAGCTCGATCTTGCGAGGCTCGGCAATGAAACCGACGCCCTTGCATGTCGTCTTGTCGCGCATCAAGCGATTGCCCTTGCACCACCAGATCCCTCACTTGCGAGCATTGGTCGCGATTGAGAAGCCCTTCAGCGTTCGCAGGAACGAGCTGGAATCAGTCTTGCGCGGGAAGGTGTCTCGCCAGCTTCGCAAGGAGAGTGAGGCATGAGCCAACGCGATTCCGGATACGAACGCAAAGAGCGCGACCTGTATGAGACCCCGGCGTGGGTCACTGAAGCCCTTATTCCTCACATCCCCGGCGATGTCTTGGAAATTTGGGAGCCAGCTTGTGGGTCCGGAAAGATGGTCAGGGAGCTAGAGAGGCACGGTTTTACGGTTCACGGAACGGACATCGATCAAGGATTTGATTTCTTGACGGACCTTCCGCCTCTTTCCTCAACCATTGTAACGAACCCGCCCTATGTTTTGGCGAAAGAGTTTATTAAGCTAGCCATAGAGCGCTCCGAATTTGTTGCGATGCTGCTGCGCACAGATTTCGATCATGCCAAGACTCGTTCCTATCTGTTCGGAGATTGCCCTTCCTTCGCAAAAAAGGTCGTGCTGACCAAGCGCATCCAATGGTTCGAGGATTCCAAGGGGGCGCCCTCATTCAACCATGCATGGTTCATTTGGAGATCTGACAACATGGGAGCGCCAACGCTGGCGTATGGCCCATGACCAGCTTCCTGCATTTGCCTTGGCCACCTTCGATCAACAGCGCCAATAACTACGGCTCCAAAGGCTATTACCCGAGCAAGGAGAAGAGGGCCTTCTTCCGGGATGCCGATGTCATGTACTACCAGCAACGCCCTCGCTGGTTCGTCAAAGGACCGTTCACCTATCATCTGACGCTCAATCGCCAGATGCGATCGGCGAAGATGGACGGCGACAACCGAGCGAAATACCCGCTGGATTATCTCCAGAAGGTTGGGCTGATCGAAAACGACAAGCTTGCAGAAGGCGGCTCCTGGTCGTGGGGAGACTGCGAGCATGGTGCGATGATTTCTGTGTTTCCAGTCCAGTTGAACACCAAGACGCACCAGGGGGAATATGAGCGATCAAGGGCATAATAGTAATCAGCAGCTTAAATCCATCATTGAGCGCATTGAGCACTTAGATGGAGAGATTAAAGAGCTTCGAGACGATCAGAGAGATATTTATGCGGAGGCCAAGGGCAATGGCTACGATGTGAAAGTGCTCCGCAAGGTCGTAGCGTTGCGCAAGCAAGACCCCGACGTGCGCCAAGAGCAGGAAACGCTCTTAGAAACTTACATGCATGCATTGGGGATGGTTTAATGAGCGACAATTTTTACGAAAGCCGTGCGTGGCTCGATCTTCGCTATAAGGTGCTGCAGAAACATAATGGGTGCTGCCAGCTTTGCGGTTGTCGTGGCACAGAAGCTTCTCCTTTGCATGTAGATCACATCAAACCGCGCTCGCTTCACCCTGATCTTGAGCTTGTTGAAACCAACCTGCAAGTTCTCTGCAAACCGTGCAATCTGGGCAAGAGCAATCGAGATAGCACAGACTGGCGATTCCGAGCTTCCAATGAACTTGTCGAACAATTGAATTGGAAGACCGCCGTTCTCGCGCACGCCACCCCTGAGCAGAGGGCCAAGCTTGAGCAGCTAAGCTGGCTGATGAAGAACGATCCCGATTGGGCGAGAGAGGCTAGTCGCCAATACAAGATCCTATGGGGTGAAATCGAATTTGATTGGGCGGGGCGTAAGGTAAAATGAAGCGGGCCTGGATGCCGCTCTACGTTGGCGACTATCTGGGAGATACCGGGCACCTGACGACCACTCAACACGGCGCCTATCTTCTCCTCATGATGCACTATTGGCGCAAGGGTGAACTCCCTAGCGACGATAAACAGCTTTGCGCGATCGCCAAGCTGCCTTTGCGCATCTGGGTAGATAACCGCGAAACGCTTCAGGCATTTTTCTACGATGGATGGAAGCACAAGCGCATAGATGCCGAACTCGCCAAAATGGAAAAGGTTTCAAATAAACGTGCAGAAGCTGGATACAAGGGTGGCATTCGCTCAGCGATGAGCCGGATGAGACTCGAAGACGCGGCTGCAAGGCCAAGCAATAGCCAACCAATTGCCAAGCAAATGCTTCGACAGAACGAAGGGCAAACGGGAAGCAATTGCTCCAGTTTTGCTCAAGCCGAGCTCGACCACTCACACTCACATAAGAATATTACTTCTACTGAGAATGAGGATAGAGGGCTCGCCAAGGGCGTAAGCAAGAAAGCAACGCTCGCCATAAGCAGCGAACTCGCAGCCATCATGACTAGGAAGGCAGGGACGTGATTATTCGCGATCCGACTGATGGTTCGATCAGAGAAGTAAATCGGCCTGCGGTGTCGGGGCTAGCGCCGGAAGATCGGCAGGCCAAAGATTACGCAAAACGGCTCGATCATTGGCGTGTTTGGTTAAAAGATTATCTTCTCAAAAAGGGGCATCACCATGAACGCATCACAGCCACGCCGCCGCAAGAAACAACCCTACAACCCGGCTCATGACAGGATGGCACGGGATCTCCTCCGCAATGCGCAGGTAGCCCCTGTGGAGGTAGACGACCCGTTTGAGGAAGGGGGAAAGCTGCTGGTCATGCGGTCTACTCGGAACGATCCTTTGGCCGACATGCACGCTCGGGGTCATGTCAGCGATTGTGAGTTTGAGACCGGGCGGCATTGGCAGCGAGCTTACGAGGATGCCGAGATCGGAGGGGTTGCTGCGATCGATCCGGGCAAGGAATGCGTTGATGGTGGTCGTATGCGCGAGGTCCTGACCGATCGGCAAATCCACGCGATAAAGGAACTAAAGTTATCGCGTGATGCCTTGGGAATCAGTGGTAACTATCTGATACTAAAGGTTTTAGGCACAAAAATGACGCTGGAGGGAATCGCCAAAGAACAGCACTGGGGGAAGGCCGGAGAAGCGCAGTACAAATACATTCGGCGGCGGTTTCACGAGTGCTTGGGGACGCTATCGGTATTGTTCGGATATGCAATGACCACAAGGTCTTGACAGGGGTCCGCCAACATGGCATGTTTTGACCGTGATCAGAATTGCGCCCGGAGTGGGGAAACCTGCTGCGGGCGTTTTGCGTTTGGCTGCTGCTCGTATTGGGCTCTGCCCCGAGATCATCGTGTGTGGTCCGAACAGTGGCCAATCTTTTCCGGCGCGCGCTGAGCGAACCAGAGAGGCGCATTTCCCCTGCAGGCCCGATTACGTGGCCAGGCCTCCTACCTTGCGAGCGTGCGCCGGAAACCCATTCGAGGTTCTATGGACGGTTCTTATCTCATCTACGCCGGCATAGGGCTGATTTTACTCTCCCCCCTTGTTCGTTCACTCGAACACATCGCAGAAGGAATACGCTACATGGCTGACGTTGAAGCTGGTGCCCTTGCCGATCTTTCCGCCGCGGTTGATTCGGCTGTTGCCCTGATCAATTATATACTTTACACCACAAGCCCCGAGGAGTAGTAAGTGACTGCGCCCAATGATGATTCGAAGGCGGGCGCTGGCGCGCCCGACGAAGCCGAAGAGTGGTTGAAGAAAATTCCCAAGGGGGCCCCGACGTTAATGGGGATATTCGACCTGCCTGAAGGAGCGGTAGTGACTTTCGACGATCAAGACTCGGGCGTAGGAAATACGTTTTCCCAGCCAAGCGATAAATCATAGATCGTAGGAATCTCATGCGGCAGTGTTGGGAATGAGAGAAGGGCGGCCCTTGTAGTATCCACAGGGATGGCGCGGTCAATCTGATCCTTGGGGAGATACATTTTAAGTTTGGTTCGGGACTGGGCGAATGTCTGTCCCAATTCCAACGTGATCGGATGTTCTCCGGCCATAAGAACAGCCTCTTCCCCATTGCTCTTTTTAAGCCGTCCTAATATCCGCTCATGAGGTGGGAAGCGACTAGAATCGAAGTCGGTTTGTTGGGTTGCGATCAAAACTTTCAGGGCAATAAATCTCCCATAGAGAGCGAGAGGAAGCCATTTGATATCTGGGTCCAGAATGGCCTTGTTTCTGAAGGGGACTTTTGGAAAGAAGGGATCAACCAAGACAGACACGCCATCTACAAATCCATTACGACCAGGGGGCGGTCTTCTCCACCTGTGCATGAACCTACTCTTCTCGTTGATGTTTACCCCCTTATTCCATGCGATATGCCATTTGCCGCTTTTATGAAAACTTACTTTACAGACGGACAGCATATGATGCGCGCCGAAATAAACGTCGCCGCCTTGTACCCAGAGCCTCCAAATGCTGGAACGGAGGTCATCTGGCGACCCCACAGCGACCGTGACAGATTCGCTCATAGCGAGCAGATATCATGAGCAACAAGCAACACAACAGCGAGTTTAGTCCTGAGGAAGCAGAAAAACGCTTCAAGGCGGCACTGCGTGGCGCCCTGAAAACGCCCGCAAAGCCGCTGAAAGAAAAACCTAAAATGCGGACTAAGAAAAAGCCCGCCAAGCGGGCCTAATCCCAACCCCAGTATTTCGAGCGCCAGTATAAACTCAACTTTGGTTTCCGCTGCCGTTTGGCTCGCCAGCGAAGAAACCGCCTCGCCAGTCGCGAGAAATCCTTTTTAGTTAGCTTGACGATACGTCAGACGCTTGCCCGACGCACCACGAACCGCAAGATCTGCACGTTCCCCATCGTTGACGCCAAGGCCAACGCGGTTGGAATAGCGAAAATCAAATTCGGCAAGGTAGCGGTGCAGGTGCTTCTCTGAGCAGTGCTGATACACACCCTTCATGCCGCGCTTGAAGACCGAATAGTAGCCCTCGACCGTGTTGGTCGAGATCATCCGCTCGCCTTCGCGGCGGACATATTCATCTTTGCTATGATTGACCCGACCATGATCCGCGAAGCCATGGCCCACTATGCCATAGTGGCGTGCTTCGTCGGTCATCAAGTCGGTCTCTCGCTTCACGTTCGCATTTACGATGGGCATGACGTCGGAAAGCGACGTGCTGTCGATATGGAACGAACGGGCAGCACCGCCGCGCTCGACCAGCGTCAGAACGACGTTCTTATGGCCCGTGCCGCGCGATCGGCGGACGTTCTTGATGTTGCCGATGAAAGTTTCGTCCACTTCCACGGTCTTGCCAGCGCCGCCCAGAGGCGGAAGCAAGCCACCCGAGCGCATTGCTTCCCGGATGCGGTGCGCAAGGAACCAAGCGGTCTTATACGTCACGCCCAAAGCGCGGTGCAGCTGATGGGCGCTGACGCCCTTCTTGCTGGAGGCCATCAAGTAGAAAGCCTGTAGCCAGACGTTGAGCTTGATATGGCTGCTTTCCATCACGCTCTTGGTGGTGACGGTAAAGTCCTTGCGGCATTCCTTGGACCGGCATCGGTACACGCCCGGCTTGTTGGTCGGGAAAGAGTTGTTGACGGTTCCGCAGTGGGGACACACGCGCTCGCCACCCCAGCGAAGCTGTTCAAGGTATTCGCGTGCGGCTTCGACGTTCTGGAAGTGGGGAGCGTTGAAGTGCGACATCGTGTCATTCCACTTTTGATCTAGAACCGTTCGCGAAGCGTGCTTTTGGTTCCCTCGAATTGACATCAAATCTACAGAATATGCCTTGTGGCGTCAAGTATATAATTGCCGCCCTGATTGTGAAGATGGCGGGCGACCTGAAGAATGCTGGTTCGCCTGTCGATCATTCGGCGGACATCGAAGCGCTGAAGCAGAAGCTTGCTGATGCGGTTTCGGCGGCGAGTGCTCCTGCGGTTGCGCCTGCTCCGGTTGACGCACCAGCGGCCTCCTAAAGCCGATGGGGGATGTTTTGGCGGTTGACTTCCGGTCCACGCCCGAGAGGTATCTTGGCAAGGTCCCAACCGTTGAAGAAGGCTTGAAAATCATTGAGCAAGCCATGCCAAAATCGATTGACGACATCCCATGGCCGGGCATGGATATTCCGTATGCGGCTCCGGAGAGCGATCCTGCCTGACGCTTCCCGCCAGTTTCTTCCATCAACTTGAAGACACGGTAAGCCGCGCCGCTTACGAGATAAACGAGCAATACATGGGCTTGGCTGACATCAAAGCCCGACTGGCGCACATCGCGGGGATAGAAAACCTCACGGTAGAGCGGGCGCAAGGCAAGGAAATCTATCACCTTGGAGAGCAAACGATTGAGGTTCCCGCGAACAATGCGGGGATTAGGAGCCGGGTTCAGTTCCTCGCGGATGGATTGAGGGGTGCGGCGCCGGAAGCTTTGGCGAAGGTTGATCAGGCAGTTGCGGCGATCAGCGATCCAACGCCACAAATCGAAGTCCACAAGGAAATCACTGGAAGAAAAATGAGCAGCATGATCGAACGGCTCAAAGCCAAGGCTTTGGCGGCTCGCAATATTGCGCCAGATGCCATGAAGGCGTTTGAAGCTGATCTTGATGGCCTTAGTGCCGAGAAGGCTGAGCTAGACGCCAAGCGTGCTGCCGCTCTTGCACCGCATCAGGAAGCTATTGCGGCCGTTAAGGGCGAACTCGATGGCCTCAAATCCGCAATTGACATCCTCAGTAACGATCCGCCCGCATGACCAAGCTCACAGCTAAAGCCCGCTCCAAGATCCCCAGCAAGGATTTCGCTGCCTAAATGGTCAGTAAAACTACTGAATGGAGGCGCAGGAATCCGGGTCGAAACGCTGTTTTGCGAGCCCGCGAAGTAAAGAACCCTGAAGTTCTTAAAAGGGCTACGCTTAAGTTTAGAGAGCTTCATTTAGAGCGCGTTCGCAAAAAAGATGCTGAAGCACATAAGCGCAGACGTGAAGACCAACCCGAGATGTATACTAAGTCAAAAAAGAGACAACAAATTAGCTACGCCCAAAAAAGAGAAATGGAGGCTGGCCGCCCTCGTTCGCCTTTTTGCGAGATATGCTGCACCGAAGGTAAAGTTGTTTTCGATCATTGTCATGCGAGCGGCATGTTTCGAGGATGGATTTGCGATAGGTGCAACAAAGTCTTGGGCCACGTAAAAGATTCGCCATCACTGCTTCGGGTCTTGGCGAGCTATCTGGAGCCAGGAAGAAATGAGCAAACTGACAGCCAAGGCGCGAGCCAAATTGCCAAGCAAGGACTTCGCTGGCCCGGGACGGAGCTTTCCTCTGCCTGATAAGAACCACGCGAGAGCAGCGCTATCTGATCTTCCACGCGCCAAGGGATTATCTCCTGCTGCAAAGCAGGAGATCGCCCGCAAGGCTCGCGCTAAGCTGATGACGGGCAAGTAATTTTATTTCAAAAACTTAGGAGCTAAACATGGCGGCGCGAAACACGCCGTCCAAAGGCGGCAAGCCCGACAAGTTAATGCGGGACGCGCTGATCTTGGAACTTCATCAGGAAGCACAGGACGCGGACGGAACGATGACCAAGAAGCTGCGCCAGATCGCTCGCAAGTTGGTCGATAAAGCCATTGAGGGCGATGTTCCGGCCATCAAGGAAATCAACGATCGAGTTGATGGAAAGCCGCATCAAACGACTGAAGTCAGCGGCGGTCTGGCGATCTCGCACGAGGACGCTCTTGACGAGCTTGAATGACCGGGAGCGGTCAATAAGGCAACGCCTTCGGGACGACTTCGCTCACTATGCCAGTAAATGCCTGAGGATCAGAACCAAGGCGGGCCAGATCGAGCCGCTGGTTCTCAATCAGGCTCAAATCTATTTGCATGGCCGCTTAGAAGCTCAACGAGAGCGAGTGGGAAAGGTTCGGGCGCTTGTCCTCAAGGGAAGACAGCAGGGTATATCGACTTATATCGGCGGCCGCTATTATTGGCGGGCCACTCATAGTCGTGGTGTTAGGGTGTTCATTCTCACCCATGAGCAAGATGCCACCAACAATCTTTTTGGCATGGTTGACCGCTACCATTCTCATTGCCCTGACCTCGTTCGTCCTACGACCGGCGCCGCCAACGCCAAAGAGCTAAGCTTTGCAGCCCTTGAGAGTGGGTATGCTGTCGGAACGGCGGGAGCCAAGGCGGTTGGTCGCTCGCAGACGGTACAGCTCTTCCATGGCTCAGAGGTTGCTTTCTGGCCCAATGCTAAAACTCATTTCGCGGGTGTTGTTCAAGCAATCCCTGACCTGCCCGGAACCGAGGTGGTTCTAGAGAGCACGGCCAACGGCGTCGGCGGCGAGTTTCATGAGCGTTGGCAGCAGGCGGAAGCCGGAATCGGCGACTACGAGGCGATATTCATCCCGTGGTTTTGGGACAGCGGATATCAGCGCGAAGTACCAGCGGGATTTCGGCTAGACGATGAAGAGCAGGAATATGCAGACGCCCACAAGCTCACTGACGGACAAATGGCTTGGCGACGAGCCAAGATTGCCGAACTCAAAGATACTTTGCTCTTCAAACAGGAATATCCGGCGACTGCTGACGAAGCCTTTCAGCTTACGGGCCACGATAGCTTCATTAGGTCAGACAAGGTTCTTGGAGCTCGTAAGCGAGATTGCGAAGGAATCGGACCCCTCGTTCTTGGCGTCGATCCGGCACGCTTTGGAGACGATCGCTTTTCCATCGCTTGGCGCAAGGGGCGCAAGGTCTCCAAGATCGAGAGCAAAACCAAGATCGATACAGTCGCCGGCGCCAACTGGGTCAAGCAGATCATAGACCATGACAGGCCTGCACGGGTTTTTGTGGATGTCGGCGGGGTCGGTGGAGGAGTGGTTGATATCCTTCATAGCTGGGGCGGCGTTTACCTTGAGCTAGTCACGCCGATCAATTTCGGTTCAGAGCCACAAGAGCCAGTCATTCTGCTTCCTGACGGGACAAAAGCGGCCGGACCTCGCAACAGGCGGGCTGAAATGTGGTTGCGGTCGCGGGATTGGCTTGACGAGCCAGGCGGCGCGGACATTCCCGATCTGGACAGTTTGCAAGCCGATGCCTGCGGTCCCGCCTATTCGTATGACGTAAACCAGCGGCTTCTATTGGAAAGCAAAGAGCATATGAGAGCGCGGGGTGTGCGATCTCCGGATGACTGGGATGCGATTGCCTTGACGTTCGCAGAGCCCGTGGCCGAGGTGATCGACCATTCGCCGAAGTTCTCCTTTGCGCGTGGTGCGGGCTGGCAAGGGGCATGAACTTTGACGACTACCACTCCGGTATTTTCCTCATCATGATTGGAACGCTTCTCTTGATCTACGGCTGCTTGAAGCTCGCGCATGGCTGAGGATTACGCTGCGGAAAAGGGACAGGACGAAGCGTCCCAGAACATTCCCAGCAACGACCAGCTCGGCGAACCTCTCAAGCTATCCAAAGACGAAAAGGACGCCATTCTAAAGCTTGCCCGTGAGCGCTGGACTCGCGCCATGGAGCACGAGCGGAACAACATCCGGCTTGCATATGAAGATCTCGACTTCATGGCGGGCAATCAATGGCCGGCCGATGTGAAGGCAACGCGAGAGGCGGAATCCCGGCCTGTCCTGACGAACAACCAGATGCCGCAGTTCGTGCATCAGGTCACAGGCGACATCAGGAAGATGCGGCCCGCGATCAGGGTTGTCGGGGTTGATGATCAGGCCGATCCGAAGCTTGCCGACCTCCGCGAGGGCATGATCCGATACATCGAGAACCGCTCGGACGCCACGGGCATCTACTTCAAGGCCGCAGACAGCCAGGTCGCGTGTGGTATCGGCCACGCCCGGATAACGACCGAATACGCTGACGACACGACCTTTGAGCAGGAAATCCGGATCGACGGGGTAGACGACCAGGTTTCCGTTCTGTGGGACCCGGACGCCAAGCGCATCACGCGGGAGGACGCGCAATGGTGCTTTGTTCCGGTTGATCACAGCCACGACTACTTCAAGGCGCATTGGCCGGATGCGTCCATGGCCGAATTCGAGGATGTCAAGAACTGGCAGTATTATTCGGACTGGCGCACCGATCAAATCATCCGGGTAGCCGAGTACTGGGTAAAGAAGCCCAAGACGCTCATTCTCGCGCTGACCAAGACCGGCGAGACGATTGACTGCACGGAAGACGATGAGTTCGATGGCGGGCTGACGGCTCAAAAGAAGCTGGCGCTGTGCAAGGCCAATGGGGCCAGGATTGAAAAGCGCGAGTCGTATTCGATCTGCCGCTATCTTCTGACGGTCAATGACGTGCTGGAATCCTCGGAATGGATGGGCCGTTTTATCCCGATTGTTCCGTTCGTCGGGGAAGAGGTCCGGGTTGGCCGCATTGTGGTCCGTCGCGGGATCATTCGGGAGGCCAAGGACGCCCAGCGGCAGTTCAACTACTTCTGTTCAGCGCATACCGAGGTGGTCGCGTTGCAGCCCAAGGCTCCTTGGCTTTTGACTGAAACCAACATCGGCAAATACCAGCAGATGTGGGAGCAGGCGAATACCAAGAACTTCCCGTATATGCTTTGGACGCCGGATCCAAAGAACGGGAATGCCGAGCCCAAGCGGCTTCCGCCTCCGGTCAACTCTCAGGGCATTGATACTGGTCTGGAGCTCGCCAACGAGAACATGCGGCGCATCATCGGCATCTATGATGCCTCGCTGGGGGCGAAGTCGAATGAAACCTCGGGCGTTGCGATCAGGCAAAGGGAAGAGCAGGGCGATACCGGGACCATTCTTTACCGGGACAACTTCGCCCGATCTGTCCGGCAGATCGGGCGCATCCTGATCGATCTCATTCCGCACGTTTACGATACCCAGCGCACCATCAGGATCATGGGCGAGGATGGCAAGATTGACCTGATGCAGATCAATCAGGAGCGCGATAAGGCTGGAATGCCGATCGTGGACCCGCAGACCGGCCAGCCGGCCATGCTCAACGACATGACCTCCGGCGCCTATGACGTGATTGCGGAGGCCGGCAACAGCTACACCACGAAGCGTGAAGAGGCTTCCGACAACATGATGCAGTTCATGCAGGCGTTGCCGAACACGGCACCGCTTGTCATGGATCTGATTGCGCAGGCCCAGGAATGGCCGATGAAGGACAAGTTTGCTGAGCGCCTTCACGCCGCGTTGCCACCCCAGATTATAGCCGCTGAGAAGGCTCAGGAGCAGCAGGAAAGCGGTCAGCCTCCGCAGCCTGATCCACAGCAGCAAATGGCTCAGCAAGCCCAGCAAGCCCAGCTACAGGCTGGTTTGCAGGAAATGCAGGCCAAGTCTCAGGGCGAGGTTGAGAAGGCCCGCAAGGCCAAGGCGGATGCTGACAAGGCGGAGGCTGATGCCGAGACGGCGCGGGTTAATCTCATGCTCGCCAAGCAGAAGCTGGGACAGGGCGAGATCGAGTCGGCCAAGGGCATTGACAAGCATCGGCAGGACATGGTGCACGCCCATGACAAGCATCAGGTTCATATAGCGACGACTGCTGACAAGCATTTCCAGCAGTTGGAGCAGGGCGAGCAGGCACTTGAACAAGGCGCTGAGAAGCACGACCAAACGATTAAGCAGATGAAACAGCCTGAGAAGGCAGAGGCAGACTAATGGCGAGTTTATACCTTACTCAGTTCGGCGGTGTGGGCGTCAGCGGCTCCGACATTGCGCAAGAACCCTCTCTGGGGACTCAGGTGCTCACGATCGGCAGCGAAACCAAGTCAACTGCCTTTGACCCCAATTGCAGCGTTGTTCGGGTTCACGTGGACGCGATTTGCTCCATTCATTTCACGCTGCCTGACAATAGCGGCACCTATACGGCGGCGACGACCAGTTCGCGGCGCATGGCGGCTGACCAGACGGAATATTTTGGTGTGCCGCGCGGCGCGCTGATGAAGCTCTCGGTTATCTCGAATAGCTGATGAAGCTCCGCACGCTTGAACAACACGACGCGATAAAGGCCGAAGCCTATCGCGTTTCAGGCTTGCCCAAGAAAAACGGCATTGCGTGCCCGTCCTGCGGGAAAGAGCTGTTTGATTCCAGCCCCGCTGCGGTTCTGCCCAGCGCGCCGCCAAGGAAGTACATTCATTGCGAAACGTGCGATTTCAAGGGCGCGGCTCTAGCGTAATCGCCGTTTTAGGCGATGGGCACGGATCGGCCCGTATTTTCGATCCAGCTAATTTGAGCAGTCCATAGCTCACAGAGCTTCGGCAGGCCCGCGATAACGCGGGTAACCCGATGACAGCCCCTTTTCGGGGGTTTTTTTATTGGACAAATGATGAGCGAAGGTAACGACCCGGAAATTATCCCGGAAACCACGCTGGCAGAAGCGCCTGCGGAAACCGAGACCCCGGAAACAACGGAAGAGACCGCAGAGGGCGAACAGCCGGAAGCGGAAGAGACTGAGGAGTCAGAAAAGCCCAAACGCGAATCCGGTTACTCCCGGATGAAGCGGAGGGCCTTGATTGCCGAAGCGCAACTCGCCAACGCCCGACTCAAAGAAGTTGGGACGAAAACCGAGGCTGACGACAAGGCACCCAAGGAAGAGGACTTCAACGGCGATTGGGGCAAGTACATTGCCGCGATGGCCGCTCATGAGGCTGCAAAGGCCGTCAAGGGTTCGCTTGCTGAAGACCGCAAGGCTTCGCAGCAATCCCACGCGGAGCGCCTTAACCAGGAAGTCCTGTCTGACTTCAATGAACGCGCGGACGCTTTCAAAACCAAGGCCAAGGACTTTGACGATGTTGTCGAAGACTTTGTGTCCAAGGGCGGGAAGTTCTCCGACGCGGTTCGTGAGCTGGTGATGGATAGCGATGTGGGTCCTCAATTGACCTATCACCTCGCCAAAAATCCGATTCTCGCGAACAAGATCAGTTCTCTTGCTCCGCTTCAGGCCGCGAAGGAAATCGCTCGCATCGAAGATACGTTGTCGAAACCTCCGACCAAAGCAACCAAGGCGCCCGCCCCGGTGAAAACGCCAAGCGGCGGCGCTTCCGGCAACTTCGATCCGAGTACCGCTTCCATGGCTGAGTACGTGGCAAAGCGCAACGCGGGTTGGGGCGGCTAATTTTTCCCGTCGCGATGACGGCACAGCCCAGCGCGGAACGCAGTGATGCGCCCCGCCAGAAGGAATTTCTATGACTCAAAATACGTTGACCGCAAGCATCATCGCCAAAGAAGCGCTGATGATCTTGAACAACAACCTCGTGATGTCCAAGCAGGTCTTCCGAGGTTACGAGAACGAGTTCGATAAGAACATCAATGGCTATACCGTTGGTGATACGATATCGATCCGCAAGCCGACCGATTTCACTGTCCGTAGCGGCGCCACGATTGCCGCGCAGGATATCAAGGAAGGCAAGACCACCATCCAGATCAACCAGCTCAAGGGCGTTGATTTCAAGTTCACGTCGCAAGACCTGACCTTGAACATCAAGGACCTTAGTAATCGTGTGATCAAGCCTGCGATGGTGCAGCTTGCCAACCAGGTCGATGTTGACCTGATGTCGCTTTATTCGAGCGTCCCGCAGTGGGTTGGTACGGCCGGCCAGATCGTCAACAGCTTCGCGGACTATGCTCTCGGCCCGCAGCAGCTCGACGAGTTCGGCGTCCCGCAGGATCAGCGCTCCTCGGTTCTGAGCCCTGCAGATTACTGGGGCATGTTGGGTTCTCAGACTGCATTGTTCATGCAGGGTGAAGCTCGGCAGGCTTATCGCAACCGCAATCTCGGTGAGATCGGCGGCGTCGATACATACATGGCGCAGAACGTCCCGACCCACACCACGGGCACTCGGGCGACCACTGGCCACACGGTTGGCGCTTCTATCACGACTTCGACCACGACTTACGAGTCGGTGAAGGATACCAACACCCAGCCCATCACGGTCTCAACCGCTGGTTCGACCGATACCTTCAAGAAGGGCGACATCATCACGATTGCCACGGCGTTCGCGGTCAATCCGGTGACGAAGGCTAAGCTCTCGTTCCTGAAGCAGTTCACTGTGACCGCGGATGCGACGGCGGTGGCTTCTTCGGTGTCTCTGACCATCTCGCCGGCTCTGATCTGGTCGGGCGCGTTCCAGAACATCTCGACCACCTCGACCGACCTCAACGGTCAGGCGATCGTGGTGGTGGGTTCTGCCTCGACCTCGTATCGCCAGAACATGGTGTTCCATAAGAATGCCTTTGCACTGGTGAGCGTGCCGCTGGTGAAGCCTCCGGGCGCCGTTGACGTGGGTCGTGAGAGCTTCGAGGGCACGAGCGTCCGTGTCATTCCCGTCTATGACGGCGTGAACGACGTGAGTACGTGGCGTTTGGATATGCTCTACGGGTTTACTGCCCTTGACCCTCGCCTCGCAACGCGCCTGAGCGGCACCTAACCCATAACCTGAAAGGAGCCTAACTCATGGCAAGTTCAATCAAGCAACTCTCGGATGGCGGTCCCCTCGGGACCTCCCTCGGTCAGTCCGCGACTGACCTCATCGCATTCCACGGTGGTACTGTTACGTCCCGCCGTGCGTCTGCGGCTTTGTCCGTCTCTCTCTCGATCTTCATCAATACCGGACTTTCGATCGTGACCGGCAACTCGTTTGGTGTGGTTTCCACCCAGATGGGCAACCTGATTGATGCGGTCGCGGAGATCCGCGCTGTGCTGCGTGACTACAACCTACACAAGGTAGGCGCGTAAGCATGTACACTATTCTCGGTGGAACGCTGGTCGGTTCATCCATTGAACTGGATATCACGGGCGAACTTCCGGTTTCCATCGAGAAAGTGCAGGACAATGCCGAGCAGAACAAAAAGCTCGGTCTCAAAACCTACCGATCATGGCAAACGGACAAAACACGGCTTGCCGTGATCGGCGGCGGTCCATCGATTGATGGAAATTTCGAAGAAATCAGGAACTTCGACGGAGATATATGGGCAATAAATGGGGCATTTGATTGGTGCCGGCAACGCGGTATCAAAGCGACGTTCTTCGCTTGTGATCCGCATCCGATCGTCAAGCAATGGGCCGCGATGGCGGACAAGGCTATCGTGGAGATCAGTTGCGATCCGGATGTCTTCGAGGTTCTAAAGGGCACCGAAGTCTACACGTTCGATACCGATCAGGAGAATGGCGGGATTGCTGGGGCGGCCTCGACTGCCTCATGTGCCCCGCATCTTGCGATCCGGATGGGATACCGCAGCGTCAAGTTCTTCGGCTGCGAGTCGTCCTATCTGCCGAACAAGTCTCATGCCTACATGGACGAGGACCGGAAAGAACAAATGATTGTCCGCTGCGGCAATCATGACTTTCTGACGGCTCCAGATCTGTTCTTGCAGGCGATTGGCCTTTCCCAATACATCCGCGACTTGCCTGAGTTCCTGTCGAACGAGGACGGAGGCTTGCTAACCGCCATGGTGCAAAATCCCGAATATCAGGTTTTGTGGATGTCGCAGGGCTTGGTTGACCTCTTCGGCGGCAAGGAAAAATCGCTCGTGGTCTCTCCGGCCTACAAGGACAACAAGGTTTCGGGCGCGATGGCGATGGCGGATAATCTCGAAGCGTTCGGGCTTGATGCCGCATGACGACCTACACCGAAACCGATCTCGCCACGGAAACCCTCAAATCCGCCGGCGTGGTTGAAATCGATGGAACACTCTCGGCTTCCGAATTTGCCGACGCAACCCGCTCCAATAGCTCTGTTATCCAGATGCTTTCAACCATCGGCATTCCCATCTGGAACGGCTCCGAGGTTGAGATACCGGATCAGTACTTTGTTGAGCTGGCTTTGCGTTGCTCGCTCCCGATCCAGTTCAAGAACGGGCTTATCACCCACGCCGAAATGCTTCAGCTTATCGACGCCTCGGAATCGCGATTGATCGTGATGGCAGCGCCTCGGGGCTCGATGCCGCTTCTGGCGTCCTCGAATGAATCCACGGGCCGCGGCTGGATGCCCTACACGGCGTCCTCGACACTCTGATGGCGACCAAGGGCGGTCCACCACCACACCAGGTTCAATTAGCGTTCCGGTCCGATCCTGCCCGATATACCTTTGCCGGTTCAGCTCGGCTTCTCAATGCCTATGCGGAGCAACAGGGAAACGATGCAAAGGCACCTCTGGCTGTTCTGCCCTGTCCCGGTATGGTGCCGTGCTGCACGGTCACAACGACGGCCAACCGTGGCAATATCTTTCTGGATGACCTTCAGGCCGGTTATGTGGTTCATGCCTCGGGTGTCTATAAGTATGTCAAGACGAGTGACAGCCCCTTCACTCTTTCGGCGTCGCGGATAGGAACGCTGCCCGGCATCGATCAGGTGCAGATGAGCCGCAACCAAGCGGACCCGCCCCAGATCAATATTCACTGCGATGCAGGCGATTTTTACATTCAGGGCGATGTCGTCAAGCAGGTCGATACCACCACGTTTCTTAATGGAACAGATGATCCGATCGCTTCCGAAAATGTCTCGGGCTACACGCTTTACGGAATGGCGACGGGGCAGTTCTTCTTTTCCTCGATCAACCAAACCCAGACCGTTGACCCGCTCGATTTTGCGACCGCAGAGCAGTAATGCGGACAAGCTACGCGGATCAAGGCGAACGGGTCGGATGTTATCTTCTTCAGCCATCAATCAATTGAGCCGTGGCGCGTGACGGGCGATCTTGATTTGCCGTTTTCCCTGATCGGTGGCTCTGTTTCAAAGAAGGGTTTGGTTGCGCCGCTCGCGGTTGTCGAATGCGACAATACGCTGATGTTTCCAAGTGAAGATAATCTCTTCTGCCGGATGAATGGGTATCAGCCGACGCGCATTTCCACTCATGGCATTGAACGATTCCTGGAGGGCGATGCCAACCGGGAGAACATCCAGAGCTTGCCCTATTCGTTTGAAGGCCATTCCTTCGCGAACTGGACCAGCACGGGCTACACGGTGGCCTACGATGCCGCTAATCAGTTCTGGCATGAACGATCGAGCTACGGGCTGAACTACTGGCGGGCCTGTAATGCTGTCCGGGCATTCGGCAAGACGATCGTTGGAGACAGTCAGTCCGGCAAGCTTTTCTATCTCGACAAGGACACCTATACCGAAGACAGTGGGACCATGATCTGGGGCATGGATACGCCGTTTATTCATGGTGTGGCCGGGATGGGCGGCATTATAGACGCCCTTCATATCGATGTAGCGACTGGCGTAGGGACGACGCTGACGACCGATCAGGGCTATGACCCAATCCTGATGCTGTCCTGGTCCAAGGATGGTGGCCAGACCTTTGTTGGAAACCGCCAGTTGAAGCTTGGCAAGGGCGGCGAGGTCAAGCGCATCCGAACCCGCAGAATCGGCAAGTTCGAGGACAAGGGCATCATGTTTCGGTTGCGGGTGTCCGATCCGGTTGTTCGCGGCATTGTCGGCATATCCGCCAACATTCGACTGATCAAACCATAATGGCCAATTCACAACTACCGGCCGGCGAGAACCTGTCTCAGCCGATGATCGCCTATTTGCAGATGATTGAAAGCCGCTTTCCATCCAACACCACGCCGGTTGATGGCGCAGCGTCACTCGCTGATCTGATCGCGCGCTTTAACATCCTCCTCAACGATCTCAACAAAAAGTAGGCTCTATGGGCTTCCTAGATGATTTGCTCGGCAATACCAGTGCCGACGCAGCAAAGGCGGCTGCGGCCGATACCTACGCCAAGCAACAGGCTGCGACCAGCGTCCTGCAGGGCCAGGGTCAGGCTTACGCGGATAAATTCGCCGGGCTCGGCTCGTCTTTGGGCGGGCTCTCGGCCAGCTATGCACCATGGATCAATACGGGGCAGGGCGCCAATACGGCGGTCCAACAGCTTCTTGCCAACCCCTCAAGCGTTAGTTCGTTGCCGGGCTATCAGTTCGATCTGGCCCAAGGCACCAGGGCACTTGATCACTCAGCGCTTGCAAACGGGAATTTGTTCTCTGGCAAGCAGGGCAAGGCCCTGACGGGATACGCAACGAACCTGGCCGATAAGACCTATGGCGACCAGCTTTCACGCCTCCTTGGCATCTCTCAGCAGGGACTTGGAGCGCAGGGGCAAGCGAACGCACTTCAGGGCGCTGGCATTCAGATGCAGGGCCAGGGCCTCACGGGCCAGCTCGGCGCGAATACGTCGGCTTACAACGGCAACATGACTTCGGCCGGCACGATCGGGCAAGGCGATATTGCAGCGGCCAACGCCAAGACGCAGGGCATGCAAAATCTGTTCAATCTCGGCGGGTCGATCCTTGGCGGCGCACTGGGCGGCGGCCTTGGTTTTGGCGGCGTGGGCAGCGCTGTAGGTAGTCTCTTCGGCGGAAGCCCCTCCTATGGAGGCGGCACGTTTCTGGATAGCGCCTATGGTGGCAGCAAATCCAACCCACTTGCCGGCCTAACTGCGGCGGATTACGGCTAGTATGGCGAATCCCTTCGAAGTTTCTGTCGTCAATCCCACGCAGGCCCTCTTGCTGGGCCAGCAGGCTTATGACTCGGGACTGAAGCGACAGAAAGAGCAGGCCGTTACGGACGCGCGTGGACAGGCTGTGCAGGCTTATCAGTCCGGCGATCCCAAGGCTGCGCTCGCTACGCTGCTGGGCGTCGGAGATTATCAGGGCGCGAACGCGATCGGGACGCAGATCCAGAACGATTTCACGCGCAAGCATACTGAGCAACAGGATGCTCTAAACGCACAGCATTGGAATGCGTCCTTTGGCTTGCAAAAGCAGGCGGCGGATCGGGCTGCTGCTGCTGAAAGCCGCGCCGCAGCAGATTACGAGAACACGCCGGATCAGTACGCACCGAATCCCAGGGCAGGACAGCCCGGCCAGCCGGCCTATATAGACCAGTACGCGGCGGCAAAAGCTGCGGGCGAAGCTGCGGCCCCTGGTGGCATTAAGTCGCTTACGCCGGGGGGCGAGCTTTATCATTTGGACGAAGCCGGCAAAGTTGTCGTCGATCACAAGAACGACAAAGCAGCCAGCGCCGATGACACGCCGCAATCAACGATTGATTTCCTGGCGGATCGAACCCGATTAGGGGACCAGAAGCATCTTGTTGGTCTTTCGAGGGTGCCTGGCCTGATTGCCAGGGTTCAAACTACGGCAGATCAGAGAGAGGCGGCTGGTATTCCCGTCAGCGATCAAGCCAAATCTGTTGTTAATAACGCTACCGGGCTTGGAGCACGGCGGGCAGCGGAAAATAATCTCGCCGGCATCAATAATAAAAACGAAGTATTCGGCAATAATGCGTTGGGCGCGCTCGATATCGCGGTTCAAGCATCGGCAGACGTTCCGCGATCACAATATCCTAGCGTTAACGCCGCTCTCAATGCATACCGCACTGGTACGGGTGATCCAAAGACTGTGGCACTCGGAGCCGCGCTAAATACCGTGGTCAATGATTACGCACGTTTCGCGGGCGGCGGCATAGGATCTGATGCGCTGCGCGGAGAAGCGGAGAGGATTCTTAATCAGGCGCACAATCACGAGCAGGTTGTGGCCATTGCCAACATGATGAGGAAGGAAATTCTTCGCGGCCAGCAATCGCCCGGCATGGTGCGCAGTCAATATGACACGCTTTATGGCCCGCAAGGTAGCGGAAGCAAGCCGCAGGGTGGCAACAAGCCGATCCCCGTTCAAACTCCGCAACAGGCTATGTCATTGCCGCCCGGGACCGCGATCATCCTTCCTGATGGCTCGCCCGGCGTTGTGCCGCCGAGGTAATGATGGCTGACGACTGGGCCGCTTTTCGCGTCCAAGGCCAAGCGCCTGCGAGTCAAGCTTCTGGTGATGATCCCTGGGCGGCATTTCGGCAGGCTAAACCAGAACAGGCGGCGGCCGTTCCGGTGCAGCAACTATTGCCGGCGGCGGTAGCTGACATTCCTCATGAGGTTAACGCGGCCTATCAGCAGGGCGTGCAGCATCTAACGGGCAATAGCGTCACCGACATCCCCGGCTTCGATCCGCGCACCAGGGGACAACTGGGGCCGGTTGAAGGCCTAATGCGGACAGGTAAGCAGATCCTTGGCCTGCCGGAATTGATATCTGCATTGCCCGCTGGTTTAGCTCGATCGGTTATTGGGCATCTGATGGCCCAAGGCGAGCACGCGGCAGGTACTCTGATTAATCCAGAAGTCGCGGCCAAAGACGACCCGCAAAAGATGTATGAGGCGGCGAAGGGCGATGTTGACACCGCCATGTCGGCGCTCGCAACTCGGGGCCCCGTGCCAAAAGCAGTCGCGCCGAGCATTCCGGAATTGAAAGCTGCCGCCTCCGGGAAAGCCGGATCGCCAGGAGGTTATGAAGGAACCGAGCTATCAAGTCTCGAGGTCAAGGCACCCGCGATCACGGACTTTGCTACAAAGACCAAGGTTGCACTGGACGCCGCTGGGTTAGACGAAAATCTAGCTCCAATTACGCATAAACAACTGAGCAAGATGGAAAGCGCTCCTGCTGGCGCTACCGTGACCGGAAACAATATCAAGAGCATTCGGCAATTGCTCGGTAATACGGCAGGTGAGCCCGGCAAAGAAGGCAGGGCGGCAAAGGTCGCACTTGATGCGCTTGACGAGCATATTCCGAACATCGAAGCCAAAGACGTTATTTCAGGCGATCCCCAAGCTGCCGGCGAAGCCCTTGATACAGCGAACGCCAATTATTCGGCAGCGAAACATGCCGAGACCGTAGACAATAAAACGATCAAGGCTGACTTGCGCGCGGCGGCAACTCACTCTGGGAAGAACGTCGCCAATACTGTTCGCCAGCGCTTTGCCGACATTCTCGATCCGGAGCATTCCGAGCGGCAGCGTGGATTTACCAAAGACGAACTGGGGTTGATGGAGCAGGTCGTCAGGGGCACCAAAACGCAGAATGCATTGCGTTATGCGGGCAATTACCTTGGCGGCGGCGGTGGCCTTGGCGCACAGCATATGTCAGCCATCGGCGCTGGTGCCGGCGCGGTTGTCGGAGGTGTACCGGGAGCATTCCTTGGAGCCGCGGCACCGTCAGGTTTAGGTTACATTCTAAAGAGCCTTGGCAACCGAAGCACTCTTCAGGCGGCAAAGCAGATTTCGGAAGCCATTCGCTCGCGTGCTCCGCTCGCCAGTTCTTCCGCCAAATTCAACCAAGCCGCCCAGGCGTTTTCAGTGGGCCAGAACGGCCGTACCTATGCGGCGGCTTTAATCTCGGCGCGCAATCTATCGAATAACCTTCGCGGTGCCGGAATCAATATATCGCCTTCGGATTTGATGAAGGGCCTGCAATCGCCAGGCACAGCCAACGCCGATGAGAACCAAGTTCCAAGGCCACCAGCCCAGCAATAATACAAGCACGCAATAACCCAGAAACAGGCCCTTTGCGGATCTGCTTTCTTTTGGAGACGACATGGCCCTTAGCGGCGAACAGCCCTTTATCAAGGTTCTGGACTCAAATGGCGTTCCCATCGTGGGAGCTGTCCTGCATGTCTATGAGGTCGGCACCACGACCAACCGGCCGATCTATTCCGATAGCGGTCTTACCACACCCCTGACCAACCCGCTATCCGGTTCCAATGCCTCCAATGCTTCGGGCGATTTCCCCCGCTTTTACATGGCGGCGGGCGTCTACAAGCTCAGGGCCGAAACCTCAACCGGCGTCCTGATCTGGGAATGGGACAATATTGACACCGGGACGGCCACGGGGGGCGTGCTTCCGATCGCCTCGGGGGGTACGGGCTCGACCACGGCAGCAGCCGCCCTGACGGCCCTGGGAGCCGCGGCGGCGGCCGATGTGACGGCGCTGGCAGCTCAGATCTCCACATTCACTAACGCACTGACGACCCTCCTATCCAAGCCCCAAGGCAGGCTTACGCTTACCAGCGGAACGCCGAACATTGCTTCCACGGTCTCGAACGCAACCTCAGTCTTTTATACTCCGTATGTCGGCAATCTTTGCCCCGTCTATGATGGCGTTCAATTCAATGCCAAGGTCTTTGCCGAACTCACGCTTACGCTGACTTCCAATCACTTATCCAGCTCGATCTATGATTGTTTCATCATCAACGATTCCGGAACGATCCGGATCGTTACGGGTCCGGCCTGGACGACGATTACGGCGGGCTCCGGCGCGCGTGGATCGGGCGCCGGCACCACTGAGCTGACCCGCCTCAATGGCCTGTGGGTCAACGCCAATGCGATGGCGACCGCGCGGAATGGCGCATCTACCTACAGCGTCAACGCCAATCAGGGGACGTATGTAGGTTCGCTCTTCATCGACAGTTCTGCGGGTCAGGTCACTTGCAATGTTGATTTTGGTCAATCGCGGAAATGGAGCGTCTGGAACGCCTATAATCGCTTGCCTATCGAATTGCAGGGCGGAACGGCATCAAGCAATTGGGGAAATACTCCGACAACCTGGCGACAGTCGGCTGGTGATGCCAGCAATTTCGTCATGGGCTTTGCAGGTCTTCCGGAAGAGCGCGTAGACATCACATTCAACCAGAATGTCAGTTCTCTCGCCGCGGCCAGCACGACCAGCACAGCAGAAATAGCGGTTGGCCTGAACTCAACAACCGTCGTGACGGGGCAAAAGGGCAGGCTGAATGTCGCCCTTGTCGGAGGGACGAGCTCGACCGTTGACGCGACGTTGAAGGCCACTGCCGTTATTCAGCCGTTTATTGGCATCTCTCAATTCAACATGATTGAGCAGGCACCTTCAGGAACCACGAACAACTCCTTCCTTGGAACATCTGCCAACATGCTTATGCTTGCCCGGTGGCTTGGCTAATGCGCCGCCATTCAACCAACACAGGCGCCAAAGGCATCGTATCCGGAACTGTCTCTAATGGAGCCACCTGGGTCGAGAGCTTTGAAATCGCACAAAACAATCTTGAGATCAGCGGCGCGGACACTTCGACGTGGAAGTTCGTCTTTAAGCGTTGTGACGGAGGGAGCGTCTGCCTGACGCTCACAAGCGGCATTGAGATCACGGTAACGCAGAACACGACTTACACGCTCTTTGCGATCAATTGTGCAGTCGGGAATCTGTCCAGCTTGGTCGGGGATTATATCGCGGAGTTCTCCCAGAAAGACGGGAGCGGGACCATTACGCATTGGGCGAGCGGAATCGTCACTTTCATCAATGAAAATTTGGGATTCTGATGGGCCTAAAATTCACCTCCAATTCAACCGCTCGGTTTTCCTCGGTCGCATCGGTCGATTGGGATAACATCACCAATAAGCCGGCGTCTATTACCGGCCTTCCCGAGCTTCCAAATTCTGGTTTGATAGCGGCTACGGATTTAACGGGAGATTTCGCCGGAAGGACTATTACCGGGACAGCCAACGAAATCTCTGTCGCGAACGGCGATGGTATTTCCGCAAATCCAACGCTTTCTCTTCCTTCGGCTCTCACGTTTACCGGGAAGACGATCACGGGCGGCACCTACACCGGCGTCGTTTCGTTCAATGGAAATTTCTGGACGGCTGGCACGGGAAGGCTGACGCTCGGAGCCGGCAAGACCGCAACGATCAATAATACCCTGACCTTTGCGGGCACTGATAGCACTACTCTGACATTCCCCACCACAAGCGCGACCATCGCGAGAACCGATGCAGGCCAGACGTTCACGGGCACGAATGCCTTCGGGGTGTTGACCGCAACGAGCTTCAACGGCAACACGCTTACGACCGGGACATATACGCTTACGGGATCAGCCGGCAAGACGCTCACGTTCAGCAACACCCTGACGCTGGCCGGTACTGACTCGACCACGATGACCTTTCCGTCTAGTTCTGGTGCGGTTCAGACTGCGGACTCTACGGCCGTATTCACGAACAAGACGTTCGATACGGCCGGAACCGGCAACGTCTTCAAGATCAATGGAACATCGATCACTGCCAATACGGGCACAGGCAGCAATGTCCTGGCTTCGACGCCAACGATTACCACGCCAAACATTGTTGGAAGCGCGACGAATGATAGCGCTTCGGCGGGCAGTGTTGGTGAAGAGCTTATCTCAAGGGTTCTGTTAGCTTCTGCGTCCGGCATTTCGACAGCCACAAATACAAATATCGCCACGCTTACCGTTACGCCCGGCGACTACGACGCCTCGGGAGTTGTATCGTTCACTGGACCGGCAACGACTACATTGACATTTGCGACTGCAAGCATTTCGACAACTTCGGCGACACCGGACACTACACCAGAGCGAAACAACTCCCAATTCTATAACAGTTTGACCGTTTTCGCTAACGTCAACCCAGCGCAACCAGTCGGTCCAACTCGCTTCAGCGTTTCGACAACGACGACGTTATTTCTTGTGGGCCGCGCCAACTTCGCGACCAGCACTTGTTCTGCGTTCGGGACGATTAGAGCAAGACGGGAGCGCTGATTATTTGCTAGATTTTCTGTCAGCCATCGCAATCAGAATGGCGATTAGAGAAAGCGCCATCGCAAGACCTGAGAACATGAACGCAGCATTCGATTTGGAAATGCTGCGTTCGGCCAATGTCCATGCTTGTGAGGCGAGACCGTGCAAGCTGTCAACGTAAGGACTATCGCCTTCCTTGATTACAAGCCAGAGCATCAAGGTCTCCCCTCGATGCCGAGTGACAGCCAGACGACGCCGATAAGAAGTAGCGTAACGATCAGAAGGATGATGGGTCCAGCCATGGAGCCGGATTCTACACGCTTTAATAGTCGATTCAACCTCCGGTAAGCTGATCTCAACCGCCTTCGGGCGGTTTTTTTGGGAACCATATGAAACTAAAACCATCTCACAAGGCCGCCGGTGGCGGCACACTTCTGCTTGCCTGCGCCTTCATCATCCCATGGGAGGGTCTATGGACGACCGCCAAGGTAGACAAGATCGGAACGGGTAAGCCCGTCACGGTCTGCTATGGCGCTACCAAGGCCGAGCTTCCAGACTTGAAGGTTGGCCAGAAGTTCACGGCGCAGCAATGCAAGGATCTCCTGCAAAAGAGCCTTCCGAAATACTGGAACGGCATCTCTCCTTGTCTCCATGTCGATATTCCTGACGAGCCCAAGGCTGCGCTGATCTCCGCTGCCTACAATGCTGGTCCTGCGGCTGTCTGCAAATCGCCGATGGTCGAGAAGATGAATGCGGGCTCGCTCAAGGAAGGCTGCGAAGCTTTCCGGGGCTGGTACGTTCGCGCCGGAGGCCGTGTGGTCAAGGGCCTGATCAATCGTCGTAACGGCGAGGCCGATCTTTGCCTTGAGGGGCTGAACAAGCCGACGCCTGCCCCGCAAGTCTCGTGGTTCTCCCAACTCATCTCTAAACTGAAAGGGTTCTTCAAATGGCAATGATCGATATTCTTGTATTCGCGGCTGGCTTCGCTGCTTGCTGGTTCGGGAAAGATATGCTGGTCAAATGGTGGCAGGGAGCCGAGGCATTCGCCAAGAACCTGCAGGCCAAGGCTGACGCGATCAAGGCGGCCATCAAGTAATGTGGATGACCATCCTGAGCTTCCTCGGAGGCCCGGTCATCTCTGGCTTGATCAAGGCCTATCAAGCCAAGCTCGCCGCAGATAACACCTCCGAGAAGACCGCGGCTGATCTGGCTGCCAATGAGATCGCGGCACAAACCGCGCAAGCCAACCTCAATGCACAGCTAAAGACTGCTGAGATCGGGCACCCATGGGAGCCCGAAAAGCTCGCGTTCTATATCTGCCTGTTCTTCTTCGCCAAGTGCGTGATCTGGGACACCGTTCTCGGCCTCGGCAGCACGCCGCCGCTCAAGGGCGACGTAAGCACTTGGGCTGGTCTCGTCATGTCGTTCTACTTTACCAAGAGAGGATTTGAAAATGTCGCGCGGATTCTTAAGCGCTAGTCTCCTGATGCTTCTGGCGGGCTGCGCAAGCGCTCCACGGCCTCAAATGATGGTCATGCCCCAGAAGGCCCCGATCGTCAAAGCCGCACCAGCCGTAACGGCTCCTCCGACCTTCAAGGAACGGTTCAAGAAATTCACGGGAAGGCTGCGTTGGACTCATCACTAATGCAGCATCATGGCGACATCATAACCAGCGTTGGGGCAGGTGCCGCCGTCATTAGTCCGTGGTGGCTTCCTGTACTGCGGGAGTGGTCCGAGGTCGCCGGATACATGCTGCCGTTTCTCGGCTGCGCGTGGCTTCTCATGCAGATGAGCTATTGGCTCTATAAACGATACAAGGGGCGCTGATGTTCAAATTCGTTGCGGTCTTCTTTCTCCTGACCAATGGCGTTCCGTCCGATAAGCCGGCCGGTGTGCTGACCTACAATCAAAAGACCTTTCCCACTGAAGAGGCTTGCGCGGCTTTTCCGGAAACCGAAGCAGGCAAGGCGGCGGTCGGCTACGTCAACTCGCTCGTTGAATCCAAGAAGGGCGAGATCAGCGTTAGGCTTGGCTGTCAA